AAATCTAATAAAATGCTAGAGCCTATAAGAGAACGTTTAGAAAAAGATAATTATGACACTTCTAAAACATTGAAATACTTCAATTCTAAAGCTAAAGAAAGTAAAGATACTATCAAAGAAATTGAAGGAAAAATCAAAGGCTTAGAAGATATAAAAAACGTAAATGATGATGACTTCAATATTGCTAAAGCAATGATTGAAAAAGCTGATGAACAAATATATGCAATTAAAAACAATGATGATTCATCAAATAAAAAAGAAATTGCCAAAGCAAATGATGAATTGATAAAGCTACAAGCTGCATATCAAGCATCAGTTAAAACTGATAAAGAAGAGCTTGAAAAGATTAATGCTGAAGCTAATCAAATCATTAATGAAAAAGAAGAAGAAATTAAAAAAATAGGACTTCAAATTAAAGAAACCGAAAAGAAGTTAAGAGATGCTGAATTTGAATATGTAACAGTAACTCAAAAATTAGATATTGCTAAAAGCAATGTTAGTGCTACTGAAGTTAAAAAAGATAGACTAGCTCAAGAATATATTGATCTAGTCAACATACAAATAATTGAACCAGTAGCAAATACAGAAGAAACAAAATGTCCTAATTGTAATTACGTTTTAAACCAAGCTGATATTGATTTAGCTAATGCAAAAGCTAAAGAACAATATCAAAAACAATTGAAACAAAAAGATATGCAAATTGCTGATATTACAGTTAGAGGTAAGAAAGAAAAAGAAAGGCTAGAGCAGTTTAGCTTGGAAGTTGAAAGCTTAGAGAAACAAGTTCAGCCACTTATAGATGAAATAGAAAAATTAAGAGTTGAACTTAACAGACAAAAAGAAAGCCAAGTATTAACTGGAAAAATAGCTGATACATGGCATAGAAAAATCGTTTATTCTAACACATCAACAAAAACTAGCAACTTAATAATTGAGATTGAAAAGAAACAAAACGAAATCAAATTGTTAAGTGCTAATGATGCATCAACTAATCAAGATAAAGCTGTAAAGATAGCTGAAATCAATCTATCTAAAGAGCAATATCAAAAAGTTATAAATGATAGAAACACATACCTATCAGCTCAAGAGTTGGTTAAGAAAAACCAAAAAGAATTAGCTGAAATAGGAAATCAACAAATGATTTATGAACAACAAAGCTTGTTAGTAAATGAATTTATTCTAACAAAGCTACAAATGATTAATAAACATGTATCTCAAGTGTTTGGAGATAGAGTCAAGTTCACTTTAGTTGAAACAAATATAAAAGAGGGTAGTTGGAACGAGGTTTGCTATCCATCAGTTTTAGATAAAGACACTCCTTTCTTAAATGGAAGTGGAAGTGAACAAATCTTGACTGGTATCTACTTAATTGAGTGCATAAAGAAAAAATTAAACATTGGTGAAGGTCTATACATATTTGATGAATGTGACAAGTTAGACACTGAATCATTAGCAAATATAGACACTGAATCACAATTAATATCTACAAGAGTTGATGATGTGAATTATAAAACAGTAACACTAGAAAAGAGAGGTAAATAATAAATGACTGAAACTAAAAAACAAGAAGTAATAGCACAAAGTCCTAAAGCTAAAACGTTTCAAAACGCATTAGCAAAGGCTCAAAACGTATACATTGATATGGTTAGTAATTCGGCTAACAATATGAATTTAGAACTAACTGAATATCAAAAGTTATGTGGTATGAACATCATAGCTAAAATGATGGAATTAGCCACTAAAGAAGGATTACAAATTGGGAAAATGAATCAAACAAATATCATGAGTATCCTTCAACAAGCTGTAATGTTAAATCTTAATATTACTGCATCACCTAGAGAATGTTACATGATAATTAGAAATGTAAAAGTAGGCAATAACTGGACTAAAGAATTTGAATTTGGCATTGAAGGTGATGGTAACGACAAGCTACTTAGAACGTTTGGAGTTGATGTTGAAAAAGTGTATCCATACTGGGCGGTTAGAGAAAATGATGAATTTACTTATCCATCATTTAATGGTGTTGAGATAACACCACCTACATGGCAACCGAAAGACTATACTTCAAAAATAGTTAAAATTGTTTATCCAATACTAAATAAAGATGGTTCAGTTCAATATCATATATCTGAACGTGAATCAGTTAAATCAAATCTATTAGCACATATCAATAATAATTTATTTAAGAACAAAGACTATACAGCCGAACAAAAAGACAAAGTAATAAGCCGATTAGAAGGCTTAGACTTTGAAAAAATATTTGAAGATAAAGAGGCGCTTAAAATTATGAGCCCTTCATGGGCAGCTCCTCATAGTAGAGAGGCTATGATACTAAGAAAAATGAGGAATAACTGTATTAAAAAAATACCTAAAGACTTTACAAATTCATTTATTGCATCAACTTATGAGAAAACATTTGAAGATTATGACCAATATCAAGAAGATGACCGAATTAATAAAGAAGATGCACTTGAGGTTGAAGTTAATGAAAATATAGCAAGTGAACCTATACAAACACAAATCGTTGCAGATTCTGAAACTGGGGAAATAATTCAAGATGCTGAAATAGTAGAAAAGCAACCAAAAGAAACAATAAAAGTACCATTCTAAATAATTAATGAAATTAATTAATTTAGGCTCTAGCAGTAGCGGTAATAGTTATTATTTGGAGCTAGATAGAAACACCTTACCTCCAGCTAAATTAATGCTAGAGGTAGGGTTTCCCTTAAAAGAACTGCAAAGAAAATGTATGTATAACAATATCAACATTAATGATATTGAGGCTTACGTTGTAACGCACAATCATCATGATCATAGTGCATCAGCTAAAGACTTAATTAAAAGAGGTAAGAAAGTTTATGGCAACCAATATATAACTGGTGGCAATCCATTAACTACACTTACACACAATGAAAAAAGATACATTGCTAATGATGTATCAGTAATACCATTTGAAGTCGAACACGATGCTCCTGAATCTCTAGGATTCATTATTCAAACATCAAAAGAAACGATTTTATTTGTAAACGATTGTAAATACTTTAAAGCTGATTTAAGCAGAATTAAGTTTGATTACGTGTTTATTGAGGCTAATTATGATGGTCAATCAATCCACTTTGCTTATACAAACGCAAAAGAGAACAATGACCATTCAAACATACACAGATATGAAAGACTATTAAATAGTCACATGTCTATCAAAAATACAGTAGAACATTTAAAACTATTAGATTTAAATCAATGCAAAGCAATATTTCTCATGCACTTATCAGATACAAATTCTAATGAACATTTATTTATAAAACGTGTAAAAGAGGCAACTGGAGTTAAAACTTTTGCTTGCAAAAAGAACGGAGGTTTAATTTAAAAAATGATAAATAGAGCAGTAATAATTGGAAGATTAACACGTGAAATTGAATTAAGAAAAACACAAACTGGGCTATCAGTTGCAAGCTTTACAGTTGCAGTCAATAGACCTAAAAGAAAGGATCAAGCGGAAGGTGAGGCTGACTTCATAAATTGTGTTGCCTGGAGAGGAACGGCCGACTATTTAAACGGCTATTCTCAAAAGGGAACACTAGTAGGAATTGAAGGAAAAATACAAACTAGAAACTATCAAAATGATTATGGTGCAACTGTTTATGTTACTGAAATACTAGTTGATACAGCAAATATTCTTAGTGGTGGTAGAGATAAAAGACAAGAAAATCAAGTAAATAATAGTCTGTATGGTCAACATCAAAATCAATATCAAACACAAGATTTTGAACAATTTAGTGATGGTTTAACAGTTGATTTAAACAGTGATGACCTTCCATTTTAGGTGAAAAATATGGTTGTTTTTGATGATAATTCTTATGTAAAACTGTTTAGAAAGCTTGAAAAATGGGAGTGGTATTTAGATATTTACACTACAAAATTATTTATACATTGCCTTATAAAAGCTAACTGGGAAG